GATCCGGCCAGATACAGCCAATCATTTCCTTGTGCATCTTGCGTCCTGGCTACCACCAGGCCGGTCTTGTATGCCTTTTTCATCAAATTGTTTAATACACTCGTTGATAAAAACATTGTTATGCCTCCTTTTTCTCCTCAATCGAAAATACGGCCATCAGTAACGCCAGAATGATATATGTGGGTTTTCCGTGTATCTCAAATCCAGGAACAAAATGCACTGCTGCCATCAGCTGTATTATTCCGGATGCTAATGCCATGATGATCGTTATCAGCATGGCTATTCCTATTCCCACCCCGTTTCCTGGCAGTGCCGCCAGAATCAAGACTCCCATCATTATCACTGTCAGAACGATTGACGCTATCAGGAGCGTTGCCACTACCAAAACCATTGTCCTTGTATCCTGTATCTTTACATACTCCGGGAACATCCATGCTGCTCCCCAGATGATTGCAATTTTGATTATCATGTTGATTATGTTTCTCATAGCTTCATGCCTCCTACGTTCTCAATCGTTAAAATATAATATTTCTTTCCTGGTTCTGCTCCCCATTCTTCCCGGCCATATCCGGCCGATAGTGAGCACTCTGTCCATATTGTCGGTACATCTTTCCCATATCCGTTCCGGAATGCCACCAGTTGCACTCTGTTTTTCTGCAGTTCCGGCATCGGAGCGCGGATCAGTTCATCTCCCACCCATATCATTCCGAATGCGTCCATGAGCCTTGTGTCATAATATGGCTTGATATCTCTGTACTCCTCTTTCTTCTCTCCGGAGAGGATCATATCAAACCATTTTCGTTTTATTGGTAATATCAGCATCTTGTCCTCCTAGTTGAATGGAATATTGTCCTCAATGCCGTCCGGAATGTTCATGAATCCATCTCCAGCATCTGCAGGTTGTGGAACCGGTGCATTTCCGTCTCTTTTGCTTTCTGCGAACTCCTGCTCCTCCAGGACTACCTCAGTGGTATAGATCTTTCTGCCCTCTCTGTTGGTGTAGCTCCCTGTCTGGATTCTTCCAGAAATTGCCACCTGCATTCCCTGGCGAAACCATTTCTCTGCAAACTCCGCCGCCTTACCGAACGCCACACACGGAACAAAATCCGCTGTCGGTTCATTATCTCTCTTGAATCTCCTATTGACTGCCAGTGTGTACCTGGCAACTGCTGTGGAATTGTCTCCTGCTGAGTATCGCACCTCTGGATCTCGTGTGAGACGTCCCATCAAAATGACCTTATTCACTCTTTTTTCTCCTTTTCACTACCTGTGTGTTTCTGATCCGGATTGCTCTCTGTGTTCCTGGTTCTGCATCAGTCTCCAGAATGCCCTCATCAATCATGTCAATGAGGTGTCTGTGCACTGTTGTTCCGGATATTCCTACAGCCTCTGCTATCTCTTTGTTACTTGGCGCGTATACGTGTTTTGTTATGTATGCGCCGATAAATCTATAGATTTCTTCCCGGATTGCTTTGTATTCCTTTGCACTTCTCATACTGCTGCCCTCCTACATCCAGACGCCCACCAGAGACGGCACATCTGCCGTCCCTCTTGGAATGAATGTCATGGCCGTGTGCTCTTTGATATCCATTTCTATTTCTTCCAGTGTCTCTCTGACCATGATTGTATCTGTCGCTCTGTCCAGTTCGTAGATTCTGGCCACGTATTTGTCCGGGAAATCATCCGGATGACCGTATACCGCTACAAACGGTACTTTCAGACCTGAGAAATCTACCTCTCTGATGCTCTCCACCCTTTTCTCCTGCACTTCTTTCTCCTTTCTGACAGTGCTCTGGCCACTACCACCGGCGGCTCCTCTGTCTCTATAACTGGTCTGCTGTATTTCTTTCCCATATCTTCAAACGCTCTGGCCATGCTCTCCGCAACTCTTTGGAACGTTTTGCACATCTCTGCAAATGCGTCTCTCAGGCCGTTTCCGATTCTTTCAATATCCTCCGGTGTGAGATTGTATACTTTCATTGCCTCCATTTCTTCCGGTGTATACTTCGTTACCGCTGTTTTTGGGGGATTGTGACCGTGGATCTTTTTATACTGTTTCTTTGCCTGTCGTTTGTTCATTTTGTTCTCGGAATCTTTTGCAGGCTCTCGCTCGTCCGTTTCTCACTTCCGATGGTCTGAGTATCCTGCATATTCCTTTCTTCCCTCCTCTCGGCCCTTTTCTGATCTCTTTATAGTTTTCACATTCTTCACAATGTCGTTTCTTCTCGTCTATATCCTGCCTTGTTAGCCTCGCATACTCATTCATGATTTTCTGCAATGTACAATTCTCACACTCTTTTTCACATCCGTTCTCACATGGCATATCTACATAGTCAACTTCCTCAGTTCCTCCACTCGTTACCGGATTTGTAAACGTGCAATACTCTCTTGGCACATACATATCTCCGTAAACTCTTGTCATCTTTATCATCTTGCGTCCTCCATCGGCTTTCCGAACCGGTCAACTTTTTCGCTGAGCCATTTGCGTAGATTCCATGTATTTGCCAGATCTGTCACTAGCAACCGGTGGCTCTTGTATTCATCAGCCATATATTCCGCCATTCCCTGCTCTGACAGCCTGTCCATGTACTCTTTTCTGGTGCCATATACCGCCTCTATGACTTCTGTTTCTTCTGTCTGCTCTCTCTCGGCCGTTTCCGGTTCAGATTCTGCTGTTTGATTTTCTGCGTCTGAACTTTCATTTTCTCCGGTTTCATCATCCTCAACCTCCTCTTTTTCTAGTGTTTCCGTGGATTTTTGCGCGGGCGCAATTTCCTCTCTCTGGCTCTGCGCTCCTGTCTGTTCATCGGTCCTCTCTGCAGGTTCTTCACAATCTGCTTGGCCGCTTTCTTCTCCATCGGTGTCATCTTCCTCTTGTCCTGTTCCTGCTTCATCAGCTGCTCCATGATCTCCCATGCCTCCTTTCTCAATCTCCTGGACATCATCAGCGCCAGTTTCTCCAACTGCTCCACCGTCATCCTCTGGCTCAGGAGCTTCTGTTGCAGTTTCTTCTCTTCCTGGCTCATCGGCCGTATCCTGTACTGTGGTTTCTTCATCGTCTGCTCCTCCAAAATGGTTCTGCCAGGTCTTAGGTCCTGCTGCCGTATCATCAAAAATCTCCCTTGTCAGCTGATAGAACTCCCACCAGGTCATATCCTTTGGCGTATCTCCGAATTTCTTAAATGTGACACGGTTTTCATACATCATCATGAAATACAGTCCTTTTTTGTACGAACGGTTTCCGGCCGGATTTACTATTTCAATGAATTTGTTGATTGTCTGCTCATCAAACTCCTCGCCATATACTGCATTGAGTATGAGTTCATTGTCCTGATAGAACTTTTCGACCAGCTGACTGATATCATCAGCCACGCCTGCTGCCGGTTCAGTTTTGTTAAACCTTTTCAGCTCTCTGATATCCTCTCTGGACGTTTCCGGTTGAATCATCTGTCTGTCAGTGTCCGGCAGTTTCAGCATCTCCTCCAACTGGCTCCTGCCCAGTTCTGCATATTCCGGCCGGAGCTGTTCGGAATATCCGTCAATAGAATACTCCCGGTTGATGCTCATAAACCTGCTTGTGATAGACGGTCCCAGGCCATACTCGGCCTGAGCAAATTCCGCTATGCTTTTGTATCCGTCCTGTTCGTAGAGCTTCTGATCGTCAATCTGTCTCAGAGCGTATCCGATCCGGACAAAACTCTGTTTCACTCCCAGGAGTTCCTGTTTCAATTTCTGTTTCATCTGTACCCAGTCATCCAGGGTCATCTGCACATATTCCATGTTTGCCTCCTTACGCTATGGCCGCCGTCTGGATTGTTTCCGTCAGCGTTCCTGTTTTCAGTTTCATCAGCCAGGTGTTCAGCCATGACTGCATATTCTTTTCATCTGGTTTTTTGTCCTTGTCCCCGTACCACTGCAATATCCTTGGATTTTTTGCATCTATCTCAACCGTGATGTACGGAACGTCAGGCTCTTCTTTGAATCTCAGCATCAGTATGTACGTCTTTCCAGTGTTGTGCTTGGCCAGATATGTGTTTCCTCCCACGCAATGATGGAGCAAACGCCCCTCCATGACAATTTCCTCTGCCGATCTGGCCGGTCTGATGATATATTTATCATCTTCGTAGAGATATTTATTTCTGAGTCCTCTGTAAACGTGCCGAATCTCCGGATAACGCTCTGCCACCTCTTTGAGGTGTTTGTCCATTTCTTCTTTGTTGGTTTCCATGACCATTTTGTTATGTTCCGCCTCTAAGTCCTGCGGCTGTTGATATACCGTGTTGTTGAGGTCGTATCCCAGGTTTATTCTCATGCTCAGATAGTCTGCATAGGTTGTGG